TCCATATATTATTTCTCCAATGTGTTATGATGTTGATAAATTTTATCATAATTACTCATAAAATTAAATATGTTTTGAAAGTTGTATAATTTATATCATAATAAAGCAAGTGAGTATGTGGTGTGGTGGAATACCCACTTGCAGATTTTTTATATCAATTTTTAATTATTAATCAATAATATTATTTCCATTTTGAGCCAAAAACAAAAATAGTAAAAGTTTTTCTTTCTCCATCTGTTACTGGTGTTACACAATGATTTATAAAAGGTTTGAACATTAAAACTGAACCTGAATTTTTAAACTCATTTATAGTATATGTTTCTGTATTAAATAATTGAAATTCACCACCTTTATATTCTTTTTCAGATAAATTTATTAATACTGTAAATTTTAAATCAAATCTTATGTCATTAGATGAATCATTGTGCCATTTATAATCTGAATTTTTTGTTGATTTATAAATGTTATAGTTTCCTGTATCATGCAATTCAAAATTATTATGCAAATCATATTGAAAATTTTTATCATTTATGTAACGAACAGAATCTAATACTGGTTTTATAAACTCACTAACACTTGATAAATTAACAATAAAAGTATCTACATTTTTTAAAGAATTTTTTTTAGAATCAAATGCACCTTTTTTTATATTTTCTTTGTAAATAATATTTTTACTAATTAATTTGTTAAAATTTTTTACTTGTTTATTATTAAAATAATTCTTCCAACACCAATAATCATAATTTTGATATTCTTTTTTAATTGGCATACTATAATTTTAATTCTGTTAAAGAAGCATTTGAACCTAATGTTCCTTTATAAAAAGTGTTAAATGCTAAACTTACTCTTGTATTATTTCCTTTTTTTGTATCAACTTGATGGGTTATAGAAGATGGAAACATTATTAATTGAGTAGTTTCTAATGGAAACCACCATGTCTCAGAGTTCCAAATATTAAAATTGTTTATTTTAGGTTTAATTTGTTCGTATGTTTTTGGATTTAAAAAAAAAATTTTATCATTTTTTTTATCACAGTTAAGATATAATACTCCAGAAATAACAGAATTTTGATGATTATGTTGATGGTGAAATTGATTTGTTTCTGTAAAATTTAACCAAGATTGGGTAATGTAAAGTTGTATATTATCTTTAGGACAAATAACTTTATTTAAATAATCTTTACAACATCTATTTAAAAATTTTTTAATATTCGAAAATTCTTTTCTATTTAAAATATAATTATCTTTTGTATTGATATTTCCTGTATTTTTAACACAATTTTTTTTTTGTTCATTAACAAATTGCAATTCTTGTTTTGTAAAAGGTCTATCCATATTAGTCATGTAAATTGGTGTAGAAAATAAACTTTGTATTTTTACTTCTGTCATCAATAACACCATGAAACAAATGAGAATCTTGTTCCTTTTATTACAGGTTTTACTAAATGTGGATATAAAAATATAGAAGGAAATATTATTACATCTCCAGCTTTAAATTTTATTTCATGGTCATCAAACATTATAAATTCACCTCCCTCGTAATCATCATTTAAAACACCAACAATACTTAAGATTGGAATACCTTTAGTTTTACCATCAAATAAATCAAAAATATGATCACAATGTTTAGACATTATTTGATTTTCAATATATCTATTAAATCTAATTTTACTAAAACCATTCCAGCCAGGAAAATGTTTTCCACCAATTTTTTCAATAACAATATATTTTTCTAAAGCTTTCCAAATTAACTTATGAAATTCTTTTAAATAAGTAAGATTTTCACCAAAACAAATATTAAGTTCTTTATCACCATTTTTATCGAATGTTTTTTGTGTTTTACTGTCTAAATA